GTTGTTAAATGTAAAAGAACTCATACTGTCACCCCATTTCTTTATAAAATAAAAGAAACCCAAACCTAAAAGTCTGAGTTTCTTTTTGCTTCTCTATCTTGATATTCGGTTGTATATCGATAAGTACCCCGTGCAACTTCTCTTCCTTCTAAAATTACAGGCACTTCAATTGCTAGTCCGCCACCTAGGACTGCAAATTCACCATTTACACCTTGATTCTGGTATAATCCGTTGGCTTGTAATCCTATATCGCCAACATTGACTGTCGGTACTGCTGCTTCACTCATTGCTTGAGATGCACGGTTTATTATGCCAATTGAGTTTTCCATACCAATCGCAAGACCAGCCCCAATATGCTTACCAACTTGATCTCTCATTAATCTTGATGGACTGTGAATATCAAAGAATCCAGTAAAGCCGTCTAGAATACTGCTGCCAATGGATTTCACCTTATCTAACACTTTTCCAGCCATACTTCCTAAACCGTCTATCAATCCACTTATTATATCTTTACCTATCTTAAATAAATCGATTTTTCTTAAAGTATCAACAATTTTTGGTATAATATCAGTCACAATTGTAGAACCTAACTGTCCTACCATACTTACAATCCCTTTTATTAAAGCCCAAATTAATTGCACACCAGCTTCAAGAATTTTAGGTAAATTCCTAATTAATTCTCCCGCTAAAGTGATAATAAGATTAAGTGCTGCACCCACTAATTGTGGTAAGACTTGTACAATTCCTGCAATTAACATAAGTAAAATTTTGATACCCGCTTCAAGTATCTTCGGTAAATTTGCAATTAATGTAGATGCAATTTTAACAATCAGATCTAATGCTGCATTAATGAGCTGTGGCAAGACTTGTACTATACCATTAATGATAGCTAACAGTATTTTAACGCCAGCATCAATGATTTTAGGTAAATTTGTAATCAAAGTATCTGCTACTTTTGTAATTAGATTTATTGCTAAATCTATTAATTGAGGTAGCATTTTTATAATTCCATCTATTAAACTTGTTAAAACTGTAATACCTGCTTCAATAATCATAGGTAAATTTGCGGTAATGGCTTCAATCAAAGTCGTAATTACTGTGATAATCGCTAAAGCAATCATAGGTAAAGCTTGTGTAATCCCTGTAATTAGTGAAACTAATAAATTTATCCCCATTTCAATTAGCTGAGGTAAAAATGACATAATTCCATTAATAATGGTTTGAATAATAGTTACAGCTATTGGGATTAGTTGTGGAATCATCAACATAATTCCATTAATTAAAGTCATAATTAATTGAAGCCCAGTTTCTATAAGAGTAGGCAATACTTGTACAATTCCAGAAATTAAGGTTTGAATAATTTGGATTCCTGTTTGAACGATCATAGGAAGATAAGTTACAATCATTTGCGAAATCGTATTAATGATTCCAACAATGGCTTCAAGAATAATTGGAGCCGCTACAACCAAACCGTTCACAAAACTTGAAATCATTTGAGATCCAGTTTCAAGAAATTGCGGTAATGCTGTTGTTACGAAATTAGCTATATTGGTAAAAATATTTGTTATGGTTTCAAGAATAATTCCTGAATTTGCATTCAAATATTCTGCAATCGCTGGTAAATAACGAGATACAGAAACAAGGACACCAGGAAGACCACCAATAATTGCTCCTGCTATAGAAGGACCAATTGTCTTAAAAATCTCTCCTAACTGGCTGAAATCTCCTGAAAAAACAGCTTTCACAGCGTCAAAAAGTTGAAGACACGCTTCACGTATTTTACTTACTGCCAATCCTATCATTTCAGCTGCATCTTGAAACCCTTTTGGTAAGTGTGTAATCCAATCATTTAAATAATCCCCATCAACAGCCGTATAGAATAGATATTTACCTAATGATACTAAGATATCGATAAAACTTTGTATTCCACTTATCACACCAGTAATACTATTTTTAAAACCTTCATTTGTTTGCCACAAATTTTTTATTCCGATTACCAATCCTACTATCGCTGCGGTGGCGGCTATAAATCCTCCTACCACTAATGCAACTGGACCAGCAACAGCCCCAATACTTACACCTACTATTCCAGCTATACTGGATAAGGTGACAAATACCGGGGCTAAAGCCATGCAAGCCCCAATTAATATTCCTAATGCAACCGTAATTGTGGTTAATGCTGCGGCTAATGCCGGATGTGCTGAAACCCAACTTGCAAATGCTCCAATAATGTTGGCTACTATGCCTAAGAGTGGCTCAAGTGCCATTTTCAAATCTCCCATTGCTTTTTGGAACTTCACAGCTGGACTCGCATCCATTTTTTTGATCATTTCGTTGAGTTGTTCTTGGCTTACATTTAGATCAACAACTTTATCTTTAGCGCCTAGTAAAGTATTTATAATGTTTTGCCCTTGATCTTCGTACATTGTCCCAAAAATTTGAGCGCCAATTAGATTTTTCTTTGTCGCATCGTCTACACCATCTAAAGCTTTAGCGATCTCCACCATAGCTTGCGAGCCGCCTTTACCACCTTCAGCTACAGCTTTACCCCATTTTTGCATTTGATCAGCAGAAATCTTTGTTCCTTCAAGTAAATCTTTAAGAGCTTTAGGAACTTCATTACCAAACTCAGCCGCTTTAATACGGCCTTCTTTCAAACCATCTAAGAGATTATCAATCATTTACATTCAACGTGATTCGCAAGGTCACGCCCGTTCTCTATGAACTGCTATACGTCACCGTATAGATTAGACTATATCTTCAACTACTTGAGTTGCTCCCCGTTTCGAGTGTCATATGCTTACACCCTACGTCTTTCGACTAGTCGTTGCACGTTCCTTAATTAAAAGGCTTCGCTCAGTATTGTCTCATTTGAGAGTTTCACTGAATTAAAGGAGTTTTTCATTGTATGTCGCCATACAATGGAACTATAATCTAATTCCAAGTACCTGTATCAACACCCGCTGCCATAATTGCTTGTACTTCTTCAGCTGTATAACCAGCTCGCGTTAATTGCCCGCCATATTCAGCGATAATATCTAATTGCTCAGGTGGGAATCCCATTTTTAAAAGAGAATTTGTTAATGCTAGAGCACTTTCGTTAGTTACTCCTAACTCATTCCCAATCTCATTTGATTCTTGAATTAATTCTGTAAAATCAATACCAGCATAAGCCGTTGAAATAGCCGCTGCACCTTTTACAATCGAAGTGTTAGCTGTATCGCTTACGGTTTTATTTAAAGCCCATTGTCTACGTGTCCCCTCCAGTGCTTCTTCCACATCTACACCATATGCTTCGATTCCTCGAACCGCTTGTTCAACTGATTTTTTAGATGATGCTGGGACTTCAAAAGTTACATCGATTTTTGTTTTTAATTTCGATGTATCAAGTGCTTTTTCAATTACACCTGAGATACCACCAGCCGCCATTGCTCCGCCTAACATATTTTCTAAACCGATATCTAATTCTTTGAAGCTTTTACCTGCTCTTTCAGCTTCTCGTGATAGGTCCCTTAAATCATTTCTAACTTGTTGTATTGAATTACCATCATCTACAGAACGAAGCGCACGTTGTAATTTTTCAATATCAGCTTCTGCTCCTAATGCTTCACGACCAATAAGACCAATTGCTTGATCTAACTGCCTACTGGTAGCCGTACCACTTTTAATTGCATTCACAAGACGATTTCCTAACGCTCCTGCAAAATCATCAACACTTTTCCCTGTAGCTCTAAATAATGTTTCTAATTGCCTTGTTGAACTTGCTACGTTGTCTTGTTCAGCTTTCATGTTTCCTAGTTTATTTTTCAGACCATTAAGTGACCCTTCTGTAAATTCAATCTCACGCCTGAATGCACGATATTGTTCCTCGGAAATCTTTCCATTTTGAAACTGAGCTTGCACTTGTTGTTCTGCTGCTTTCAATTTATCTAGCTTTTGAGTTGTATTTTCAATTGCTTGTGTAAGTAATTGTTGCTTTTGAGCCAACGCTTCGACATTACCAGGGTTGAATTTTAAAAGACGCTCAACATCTTTTAATTCTTTGGTTAAATCATTACTTCGTTTATTTACATCTTTTAAAGCATTTTGTAACGGCTCTGTATTCCCGCCAATTTCTATCGTAATTCCTTTAATTTTTCCTGCCATTTTCTCACCTCTCTTCTTTAGAAACTATTAAAGTCTGCTTGCGTTGCTTTACGTGTTTTTTCTTGTGGTGGTTTCTGCATTTCTAAATATTCATCGATATAATCAAGACACATACCAATCGTCATATCTTCTAGATCAGCCTTTGTAAGTTTGCATTTATAACACAAAACAAGGAACGTCTCAGTGGTGAATACATCACCCTGACTCGCTCCTTGTTGACTATTATTACTATCTACAACTTTTTTTTAGATTGAATCGTGGAAGCTATCATATCTTGAATATCTTCTAAGATTTCGATGATTGGAAATTCATCAAATGAATCTAGCCATACCATTGGTTCTGGTATCTTTGGATCGGCTGTTTTTGCCATAGTCCAAACAAGATTATAAAATACTTCGAAATCCACACTATCTAACTTACTTGGATCTAGATTTTCCATATCGATTTTCCCAAGTGGTGCTAACTTGAGAAGTTGTGCGAAATAATCCTTTCCAAATTGTGCTTTAAATCGGACTGGTGTCCCTCCTGTACTTTTCAAACGAATATCTTGACCATCTACTGTAATTGTCTTTTCCATTTACTATTACGCTCCTTTTGGTGCTGCTGGTTTTTTAACGTATACTTCTTTGTACCAATTATCATAAATTGCTTGAGTTGTTTTAGATGTTGTTTTTGTTTTAACCATTGGTCTTCCACCAGGAGCTAAAACGATTGGACTAGAAACAAACTTCAGTTCATTTGTATTTGGTTCGGCTGAATTTGTTTTTGTTTTAGATGC